ATGAGACAAGCGAGCGAGACAGAAAAAAGCTTTAGCGCGCTTAAAGCCATCACGCAAGCGGTGCAAGCGCTAAAAGCGAGCGCATGCGCGATAGAGCCAACGCAAAAACAAGAAAAAGAGCGAGCGAGCGAGCGGCAAAAGAGAAGGTTAAAAACCACACGCGCTAAAAAGGCGCTAAAAAGCGTTTTGAAACCCACTAAGCGCGCGTTTAGCGAGCGGCAAAAAACTTGCGCAAAAAGCAGCGTTAAAGAAGCGAGCGGCAAAGAAGAAAGCGAGAGCGTAAAAAGGAGCAACCATGAAACCCACTAAAAAACCCATCAAGCTTTCAGAAAATAAACCGGATTGGTTTGAATGGGCTTTAATCCTACTATTTAGCGCGCTTTTAGCGTTGGCTTATACTTTAAAGGAATTCTCATGAAAAACACCTTCACGCTTTATTATCGCGATCAAACGCTTTATTTGAGTTATTATGATGATAACAATGAGCGCCACAGAGTGAGCTTGAAAAAAGCCACAGAATGCCTAAAAATGCCTGCAAATGAAGCTTTGAAAGCGTTGAAAAAACAAAGCCTCAAGCAGATTTTAGCTTTCATTAAGCGCGTTGATGCGATGGATGAAGCCAACAAACGGCTCAAAAACGCCGAAAAACAAACCATCAAATTGCAAGCAAGGATTACCATTCTTGAAGCCTTAAAACGCTTTCTGGGCTTAAAAATAGGCTTAAAAAACACAAGCTTGCACTCTTTAGAAATCGTTTTTAACAGCATTTTTAGCGCGATGGGCCTCAAAGAAAGCGCGAAACTCCAAAAAATCACTAAGGAAGCGATCGCGAAATACCACGAGCAAGCCTTGCAACGCTACAAAAAAAACACGCTCAAAACCCAACACGCTAACCTGAAAAGCTTTTTAGCGTTTTGTGAAAGCGAAGGCTATTTAGAAAAAAATCCTTATTTCGCGGTCACGCTCAAAAACGCTAAAGAAGCCAAAAAGATCGAGCCTTTCAGTTTGGAAGAAGTGGAAGCGATCATTAAAAACGCGCCGAGCTTAAGCTTGAAAGCGTTTCTGATGGTAGCGTTTTTGACCGGCATGCGCACCGGCGAGCAATTAGCCTTAACATGGGAGGATATTGATTTTGACCACCAAACGATCAGCATCAACAAATCCTTAAACGAATGGGGCCAAATCACGAGCCCGAAAAACCAAAATAGCGTCAGAGAAGTGGATCTTTTAGAACCAGCGGCAAAAATCCTCAAAGAACTCAAAAAAAGCGAGCCAGCCGGTAAAAAATTTGTTTTCATAGGCATGCCCAGACGCACAAGCGTGTTTCAAAGGCGTTTCAGAGAGCTTTTGAAAGCTTTAGATCTCAAAGACCGAAAGCTTTATACCACAAGGCACACTTTCGCGAGTTTGATGCTAAGCCAGGGCGAAGAGCCCATGTGGGTGAGCAAGATGCTAGGGCACAAAGACTTGAACACCACTTACAGCGCTTACAGCCATTATATCCCGCAACAAGACAGAGAGAGAGCGAAATTTTTGAAAGGAGTCTTTTGATGAACTATTTAATGTACTTGCAAATGAAAGCGGAAAAAACGGATTTGAGTTTCAAGCAATTCATAGAAAAGCTTGAAGCGCTGCAAAAAACGCACACCCTCAAAGAGAGCGTTTGCAGCGTCAAAAACAAGCGCGTCACAAGCTATTGCATCATGTTGCAAAGAAAGGGGGCATGACATGCACTGCATCTGCAACGACCAACGAGTCTCTGACACCGCCTTAGCGATCTATGTTTTCATTAAAAAGCATGCAACCACTTTCAAATTGACTATTCAAGACATCGCTAAGCGATTCAACAAGAGCTTGCCCACGGTGTACAAGTACTTGAACCAGTTGAAAGATTTAGGCTATATCGAGTTTGAAAGGCCGCGCAGAAAGGATGGGACTTTCATGAAATTTGTGATTTTTCACATCCAAAACCACCCTAAAAGCCCTTATTCAAAAAAAGAAAAAAAACCGACGAACGCGTCAAAACCCACAATAAAACACACAAAGGATCTCCAATGAACTACATATTTAAACAACCCATGCAATACGGTTACGTGCAAATTTCAAACGACATCTGCAACGATCAACGAGTCTCTGACACCGCCTTCGCGATCTATGGTTTCATCAAACAGCATGCAACCACCTTCAAGCTAACCGTTGCATCTATCGCTAAGCGATTCAACAAGAGCTTGCCCACGGTGTACAAGTACTTGAACCAGTTGAAAGATTTAGGGTATCTTGAGTTTGAAAGGCCGCGCAACAGCGATGGGACTTTCACGAAATTTTTGCGCTTTTTCATAGCCAACCACGCTAAAACGGCTTATGTTAATCCAACGAGCCATCAACAAAGAGTTTTAAAATGGATAAAACCACCAAAACAAGGCTCTAACGCCGAAGATAACGAAGCTCAATCCATATTAAAACCATTGAGTGCATATAATAATAAGAAGAATAAAAATAAACATGAACATATACGCGCGCATGAGGAATTTTCACACTCAGAAGCCATAGAAACGCATGAGGTTTTTCAAGACCAAGAAGATTTCAAAAATCCCCATGAAAATTCTTTTTCTTTTAAGAGCCAAATATCTGATCCCGGTTTGTTTGCTCGTTTTAAGGGTTTTTTGAGCTCTATTTTAGGGAATTTGGACACTAAAGGCTTAGATCCAACCGAAAGGTTAGCTTTTGAAGAATTTTTGAATTATCGCAACGAGAAGCACAAAATCAGCTACAGCACGAAAAAAGCCTTGTTGGAACAGTGCCTCTCAATCAAAGCCCAAGGAGAGGATTTAGTCTTTTGCATCAAGCAGTCTATCCGAAGGAACTACAATGAGATTTATGCGCGCATGCATTTTGAAAAGCCCTACAAGAGCGAAGCGCAGAAGAGGAACGAAGAAGTCATGAGCTATTTTGATTGTGATTTCAAACCTAACCCCAAATACAATGGCTATTGCATCTGGTAGGTTGTTTAGGATGAAACCGCTCCACTACAAGCGCGCTCAAAAGAATTTCAAGCCAAAGGTATGGACCAATACCGTGTTGCTTGAAAACGGGATTTTAGAGATTTTAGAAGCGATCAAATTGTTGGAAAACCGCTCACGAAGTCAGGTTTTAGAGCGCTTGATCGTTTTTTTCCTTGAAACGCAGAAAGGGCAAAGTCATGAAAAAGCATGGAAAAAATCCAAACGAGCTTATCGAAGGGCTCTTGTTAACCAAACCCAAAAAAATAAGCTTAAGAGAAAGCAACTTGAAAGAATTGCAAAGGCTCAAAAGAAAAAACAAATCCACGCTTGCAAGGCTTATCCGCTTAGCGTTTTTGAGCGGCCTTAAGCAGTTTCAAAGAGAAAACCTTTTAGTGCATTTGGCCTTAAGCGAATTTGAGAGTTTTTTAGAAGTTTTAGAAGCTAAAAACCAAAGAAAAAGAAAGTGAGAAACCATGGAAAATTTGATCCTCAAAAGTTTTTTAGACTACCCCGAACGCATGGAGGTTTTTTTAGAAGATATCAGCTTGAAAAGCTTTGATCCCTTCCACCAAAAAATCATTAACGCTTTGTTGGAAATGAAAAACAACGAACAAGTCATCAGACTGGAAACCATCAGGCTAAAACTCGGCGAAAAGGCTTTTGAAAGCCAAGCCTTTCAAGAAATTTTAGAAGCGGACAGTTATCCGGATTATTTGGATTTGAAAAGCGATTTTAAAACGCATTTATATTTAAAAAAGCAAGAAAGCCTCGCTAAAGAACTTTTAGAAGCCACGCGCAAGAGCGAAGTTTTTGATTACGAGTTTTTGGACAAATACGTTGGCCTAATCCCGACGCGCCAAAGAGGCAAATATTTTTTTGAGTGGGAGGAATTTTTCCAAAACCAACCCGCCATTGAAAAAATCCCAACCGGCTTGCGCTTTTTAGACGATCTGACTGAAGGAGGCTTTGAAGTCGGGCAAATGGTTTTACTCAGCGGGGATCCAGAAGCTGGCAAAACGCTCTTAGGCGTGCAGGTTTTAGTGCAAGCGATGCAAACGAGCAAGGTCACTTATTTTGGCTTTGAATTCAGCGTGAGGAAGCACATGGAAACCTTGAAAAAGCAAGGTTTCCAAATCCATGGCAGAAATTATTTCATCGACGATCAAAGCTACGAAATGAACGATCTCATCGCTCAAATCCGCTCTCTTACCAAAGAAGGGCACAAGCTTTTTTTGATCGACAGCCAGATGAAGATCCAAGCGCCGCTTTTACGAACGGCCGAAGAAGCCGAAACCATCAAGTTTACCAGCCTCAGCGAGTTAGCCAGGCGTTTGCAAGTGGTGATCCTTTTTATTATTCAAAATTCTAAAACCGACAACTACACGCCATCAGGATCGCGCAAAGGCGGTCATGAAGCGCATGTGATGATCCGCTTAGAGCGGCTAAAGAATTATGACATGCCCAATCTAAAAGAATGGAGCGAGCGAGTCAAACACCGAAAAATTATTATTTTGAAGAACAAGCAGACCGGCTTGCAAGGCTCTCAATACCTAAGGATTTCAGGCTATCGTTTTTTTGAAACCACCAAGGCTAAAGAAGAAGACCCTACGGCTTTGTTGTTTTGAAGGCAAAGAAAGATGAGAATCACCAATATTGAAGGCTTGAAAGAACAGATCAATATCGTGGAAGTGTTGGAAAAATATCTTGATTTATCCAAAGCCGGCGCGAATTTTAAAGCCTCTTGCCCGTTTCATGATGAACGGAGCGCGAGTTTCATGGTGAGCAGGGAAAAAAATATTTACAAGTGTTTTGGCTGTGACGCTAGCGGGGATGCTATCCGGTTTTTGCAAGAATACAAAAAAATGAGTTTTGCTGAAGCCGTTGAAGAAATCGCGTCCCTTTACCACTATAAGTTGGAATACGCAAAAAACCCCAAGACCGAGCGAAACGAACGGCTTAAAGCCGTTTTAGCCTATGCTAATACGCTTTTCAAAGAACGGCTCAAAAACGAAGAAAGAGCGCTGCATTATTTGATGCATACGCGCGCTCTTTTGAGCCCCATGATAGAAGCTTATGACTTAGGTTATTGCACGCCCAAAGAATTAGAAATCTTGAAAAACCGCTTTGAGCATGAGGATCTGATTTTGAGCGGCCTTTTCAACAACAAAGAAAAAAATTTGAAAAGCTTTTGCAATTACCGTTTGACTATCCCGTTGAAGGACAGCCATGGCGTGATAAGGAGTTTTGCAGCGCGATCGTTTGTTTTTTTGATGCCAGCGAGCGTGAACGCGCCCAAATACTTGCACGGCAGGGAAACCAGCCTTTTTAATAAATCGGTTTTCTTATACAATTATTACCGCGCTAAGCCTTTTGTTTTGCAAAAGAAACAAATCATTATTTGTGAAGGCTTTTTTGACGTGATGGCTTATGAGCATTTCGGGTACTTGAACGCCGTTTGCACTTTAGGGACCGCCCTTTCTAAAGAGCATTTAGCTTTTTTAGAGAAGCTTAATGTGGAATTGTGTTTGAGCTTTGATAACGATCACGCCGGGCTAGAAGCCACCATCAGAGCGTTGGAGTTGTGTTGGAAAATGCATATCACGACCGTGAGCGTCATTGCAATCAAAGATGCAAGCATGAAGGATTTAGGCGATTACCAAAAAGCCAACCAGCGCCCTTGTTTGAGCAAAATGAATGGGTTTGAGTTTTATTGCGCCGCGCTTTTTAGAAACGGATTGAGCGCGCAACAAAAGGATGGGAACTACAAAAAAATCCTTAAAACCCTTGAACGGTTTGAACCTTTCATGCGCTTATTTTGCACTCAAATCTTGAACAAGGTTTTGAGGCAAAAACAGATCGCGCCGGTAAAAGAGAAACCGGTGCAAAAATTAGACTTGTTGGAAGGGAGGATTTTACTAACGATGCTAATAAGCGAAGAGTTTAGATACGTTGCAAGGCGTTGTTTGTCCCCTTGCGACATGGGCTTTCCTATTCTTTTCAAACGGCTTGTATCCGGTGATTTCAAGGGTTTGGATTTTTTGAAACAATTCAAGCCTCTCCCTTTGAATTCCCAAAAAACCGCCTTAAAAGAGCAGAAGATGAAAGGCTTGAAAAACTCTTTGCATGACGCTCTTAGGCGCAAAGATTACGGCTTGTTTCAAGTCTTGAACGATCAAATCAAAGCGATCCAAAACGCGCCTTTGCATTAACTTTTTTAGGGTATTTTTCCATCATGGTTTCACCCTTGCATGAAAAAAACATGAAACATGCAAGGGTGAAACCTCTCCATCATTACTAACGGTTTGAGATCGTTTAGGCGCAACCTCCTTAAAAGATTGAAGCGTTTCCCTTAATTTTAAGGGTGCGTTTTTTCTAACCCTTGAAACCTCTCCCCCTAAAACCCTATCATCCCCCAAACGACACAAGGATACGAGCATGGGTTTTTTTGATGTGATTGCAGAGACTCCTTCAAAAAGCTCTCCTGCTTCTGATAAGGCGTTTTTGAGTGGTTTAGTGAGCGCTTTAGGGGATTCTTTGAGCCGCCTTAGCGCGCAAGGCCCTAGCGGCGGTTATCCGAAATTCTTAAGCGATGAAACCCCTAACACGCTGCGCTTTAGGGATTTCAATAACCTTTTTGCGTATTTGGATCAACAAAACCGCCCCGCGAACGAAAGGCTAAAGCGCGCCTTAGAACAAATCCTAAACCATGAAACGCGCCTCTCCCAACTCCAAGAAGAAAGCGCAACCACACAAAACGCCCTTAACGGCTTGAATCATGAAACCCACAACCTAAACCATCAAATCCAAGAACAAAATCAAGCCATCAACACCCTAAACCATGAAATCGCTGGCTTGAATCAAGAAATGCACGACACTTTAAGCGCGCAAGAACAAGATCAAGAAAGCTTAAGCGGTTTAGAACTGCAAATCAAGGAGAAGAAATCAGCTATAGAAGAAAGCTTGAAAACTTTAGAAGCGTTGAAAAAAGCCTTGCAACGCCAAAAAAAGCAAAAGAAATGGAAAAAACAATTTGATTTTTTGAGCGATAGAGCTCCTCCTCATACCCAACAAGAACACGCTTTGATGGCTGCACAACAAAGAAACGGCTTAGGCGCGCTTTTTCTGGCCGATCCGTATGCGATATTCCCTAAAGGTTTCATCTATGAATACCACAACCCAGGCAAAGAAACCACCAACGCCCTGAACGCGCCTAACCCCATGGACGGCATCAACAACCAGTTTCAAGATAACCCCCTAAACCAAGTCATTAACAACCGCTATCAGAAATTTTTGCCAGGCAATGCGGCTTATCATGCTTTAGGATCTATAAAAACCGTGAAAGCCTTGAAGTTTCACGATTTGGTTTTGCATTTTGATTCACCAAGCGCTAAAGAAAACGCGCTTTTTTTCCGACAGATTTCCCAATACGCCAAAGGCGAACGGCTCAAGATCCTAAGGCTTCCCAAGAAAGATGCAACCCCCCCCTCTAAATCCGAAGAAAAGATTGAAGAACAAGAAAAAGATTTGAACGAGCTAATGAAATCATTCAAAGAAGCGCAAGAAAACGCCCTAAAAAGGAAAGAAAGCCTAAAAGCCAAAGAAAACCATAGCGAAACGCTAAAAAACGCTATCCATCAAAAAGAAAGGCAAAAAAACGCTATAGAACAACAAAAGCAAAGATTAGAAAAAGAAAAAAACGCTAAAGAACTTGAAAAGCAAAGATTAGAAAGGCAAAAAAACGAAAAAGAACAAGAAAAGCGAAGATTAGAAAAAGAAATCAACGCCCTAGCGGGTGAAAGAATCCCGATGCACTGGTTTCTTAACCCTCTCCCCCAAGTGGATGGCTCCTTAGTGGCCAGTATCACCACTAAGGACAAAAGCGTCAGGGAATATTACCATAACGAAAAACGGATCACCGAGATTTTAGGGTTTTACCGTTGGAGCGCGAGCATAGAGAAACTCTCTGAGCGTTTTTCAAAGTTAAACCCGAGCGAGAGAGAAGAACTCACCCGTTTGTTGCTGCCCTAAAAAAACTAACCCTTAAATTCAAACCCTTTTTTGGCTTTAATAGACAAAAATGATTTTTGAGGATTATCCATGCAAGGCTTAGAAGAGACTATAGATTTGAAAAACTTGCCCAGCACCCCATTATATCCTGCCAAAAATCCTCCTATTCTCACGCCTGAACAATCAGAACAAAAGAAAAAAGACTTGATTGCAAGCTTGCATGCAAAATCTAAAGAACTCAAAGAATTAGGCTTGTTAGACAAGTTAGGCGATTTCGTGGGTTTTCAAACTCAAAACGCCAAAGAACGCGAAAAACAAATCAGCGCGATCAAAACGAAAGCGTTAGACCATCAGTTGGACTTCAAAGAACTCCCGAGCGTGGTGCAAGACGATTATTACCAAAAGGCGCAACCAAGCCTTTTAAACCCTCTTAAGACTAAAAACGAGATCGCTAAAGAAGACTACCAGAAAGATTTGCAAAGAAAGGCTATCTTGAAGAAAACAAGCCAGGAACTCACACAGAGCGACAAGGACTTAATGGCAAGCGATAGAGGGTTTTTCAATAGCGCGTTAGACTATATTCAAGGCAGTAGCGATGCAGAAAAACTCAAGGAATACAAAGAAATAGAAAAAGCGAAGGGCATCACAGAGGACATAGAAAAAGCCTATTCTTTGTTTAGCAGCATGGATAAGAACAAGGATTTTTTCAGTTTGCTTAGCGGAGGAGACCAAGAAGCGCAAGAAAAAGCCAAACGGGATTTTGAAACGATCGCTCAAAAACTCTACCATTTTGACAAGGTGATCTACAATGAAAAGAATGAGCCTTTTGTGGTGAAAGGCGATAAGGTTTATCAGATCAACGACGGCTTTATGGATAACTTCACGCAAAATTTGCTCAATAACAAGTTTTCTTTAGCTTCAAGCCTTGCTGGAGGGTTTGCTGGCGCTAAAGCGGCCAAGAATGCAGGGCCCTTAGGGTTAGCAGCAGGCGTGATCACCGGTGCAGCCTTAGGCGCCACTACCGGAGGGCTTAGCGATGCTATGATCGCTGATTTAGCGTTGGATAGAGAGCATCAAGCCGATGCAATCATCAGGCATGCGTTGAATGAAGGCGTGTTATCTTTAGTCACCGATACGATCACTTTAGGAGCCGGTAAAGCCATCAAGCCCTTAGTGAAAGCGCCTTTGAAATTAGCCGAGATGAGCATGCCTTTTGCTTTCGCTAAAAACTTTTTCACCGGCAACGCCAAACGCGCCAGCGAGATTTTAGAAACCACGCTCTCTAAAGAACAGCAAGACGCCTTAAAGGAATTTAGCGCCTCTTTTGGGGGGCAAATCAAGCCCAACAAGGAAAACGATTTTTTGCGAGAGAAAATCCAAAGCGCCTTCAAAAACGATGCAAACAAGCTTAAAGCCTATGATACGATTAAAGAAATCCTCACGCTCAACAACCACCAAGAACAGCAAGAAGCCTTCATCAGAGCCATACGGAGCGATGCAACCGGTAACACGATCGCGTTTTTAGTGGAAGCGGCTAACCTAAGCCCTAAGGCGAACGCGAACTTGAAAACCATCTTGAACCAAACCACCGAGAATTTGACAAAATCCTTAAAACAGCTTGACTTGAAAGACTATGAAATCAAGAGCGTTTTTGATCGTTTGGAACAAGGCACCAAAGAAAGCTATGACAAAGCCTTAGACGAGGTGATCGGCAAGCTCTATGATGACAGCTACAAGGTGCATTTGAGAGAAACCGTGCAAGATTTGAGCCGTTTTGAAAAGTTTGCTAACGACTTGAAAGCGCAAGGAGGAATTGATGCGCATGCCTTAAGCTTTTTGCGCCAGATTGAACAAAATGTTTATAACCCGAACGGCGTGTCGTATGAACAGCTCAAAAACGCGCGCCAGCTCATCAACGCGTATTTGCGCAACGTCAAAGATCCTTCCACTTTAGGCACCATCCAAAAAGCGAGCGCGCAGTTTTTGAAAAAGGATATTGATAACGGCATAGAAAACCTGTTGAAGCAAAATAGAAGCGCCTATGAGAAGATGAGCGAACTGCAAAGAAGCGCGATTAACGACTACAAGAACATGAAGCAGGCTTTAGAATTAGTGGATAAGGCTAAGATTAGAGACAAGAACACGCAAGAAAGCGAAGCGATCAAGAGCCTTATGAAAACCATCCAAGGGCAAGGGGAAAAGGATTTGAGCAATTACCAAGCCCTGACTCAAGGCTTGAATTTAGAAGACAAACAACGCTTAGAATTGAGCATGCTGAATCGCTTGATGGAAGAAAGCCTGCAACAAAACGAAAGCGTGAAAGTCTTTGACAGCGCGCGCTTTTTCAACCAACTCAACGAGTTTAAAAACGGCGTTTTCACGACTCCTAAGGCGAAAGAATACATTGATATCGCGAGCGGTTTTCACAGGCTTTTCAGAAACGACGCTAAGATCGCCGAGAGTTTGAAACCCGCTCTTACTAAAAACTTGAGCCAAGGACTGGCTACCACTTTGAGCGGCGCTTTGAAATTCCAAGGCGTGAAATTCGTTTTAGGGACGCTTTACCGTAACGCGCCGGATCGCATTTTAGGCATCAAACTCCCCAAAGCCTTGAACGAAGCCACTGCAGGCGCAGCCTTGAAATACCACATCAAAAGAGCGTTAGAAAGAAGCCATTCCATCAGCGATTTCAATAAGCAGTTGGAACTGAGCGCTAAAGCCGCTAAATTTAGCAACCGCACGCTTGAACTCATTGAAGAGTTGAATAACGGCGTGAAACAAGCGAGCGAAGAGATCAGATCTAAAGCGCGCGATTTAGAACACGCCATAACCCCCTTAAAAGAGTTTGGCAAGAATTACCCCGAGTTTGCTTTAAGGCCTAAAGAAGCGCTAGAGAAGCTCTTGCAAGAAAAGAACGGGCAAGTTGCAGGCGCTTTTTATAGGGACGATTTAGGAGGGATTGATTTCGTGTGGGGGAATAAAGATTACGGGTTAGAACACATCTTAAAACGCCGAGAAGAGCAAGCCATAGGTAAAGGGCTAAACGAAGCAGAAGCTAAAGAATACGCTTTAAGCATCGTTAAATCCATCCCTGAAGTGTTAGAGAAAGGCGCTAAAGGAACGGATCATTTAGGGCGTGTGTTTGTGGATTATGGCAATAAGAGAGTAGGTTTAAATAATGAATGGAAAAATGAAAAATTAGAGAACCATTGGGTAGTAAGCAGTTATAAATTGTATGATACAGAGAAGCAAGCGTTACGGTCTACTCCGCAAGCAATTACAAAAGAAAAGGCATTTAATTCTTTAAACTCTATTGAACCTGATCCTACTCAAAAACCATTAACCAGTCAAGAGGATTTATTAAAAAAACCAGAAAATTTAAACGAAACCCCGCAAGAAGCTAAAAATTTATCCCCCCTAGAACAGGCTCAAGCCGAAAAACGAGCGAAATTAGAACGAGAAGCGAACGAAAGCGAACAAGACTTTTTAAGAGCTAAAGAGCAAGAAACCAAAAGAAAAGAAGCCTTGAAACGCAAATTAGAACACGAGCGAGGCAATGCAGGGAATATTGAAAGCCAGACTCATATTGAAGTGGGAGAAGATATCCCTGCAAAGATTTTAGCCGAGCACCCCAAAAGCCGAGTGAGGCTCAATGAAAAAGAGATTTACGATCTCAACTACGCGATCGTGAATGCAAAGGATCTCAAGCCCAGTTTCACCACAGGAGGCACGCAGAAGCGCACGGACATGAACAAAGAACAGATTGAAAGCATCGCCAAGAATTTTGACCCTAAAAAGATATTTGGCAGCGGAGGGTTTGAAGACTTGCCCATCATCTTGCATGACGGGCAGGTGATTGCAGGCAACCACAGGATCTTTGGCATGCTCAATTTCACGCCTAAAAGCCGATATATCTATGATAAAGCGATCAAAGAATATTACCATATTGACCTAAAGCCTGACGAGCTATTAGTGCGAGTCCCGCATGAGCGCTTGAACAACACCGAGATCAACAATTTAGCCGCAGCCAGCAACCAAGGGCGCTTTAACAGCGAAAGCGATCACGCGCTGGCGGTTTTAAGCCGTTATGAAGCGCCATTGAAAGCCTTAGAAAAAAAGCTTAACGCGGACAGCGTCTATTCCTTGAAACGCATCGTGGCTAAAAATTTGAACTTTGATAAAGCCTCCCACCCTAATGTAACTGACAGCAATTTAGCGCTTTTAATGTATAACATGCCAAGGACTAAAACCCAAGGCATAGAATTATTGAACCGTTGGCACAAAGAATTTTCTAACGACATTAAAAGCTATGAAAAGGTGAAAAAAATGTTTACGGATAACGCCGGGAGCTTTCATAACCTCATTTTTGACATGAATTTCCCTAAGGTGAGTTTGAACGCTTATTTGAGCGATATCATGGATCGCGTGTTTGCGAACTTGAAGAAATACCCGACCACGAGCGAGGGCTTGAAGGATTTGAGCGAGAAATTTTACCAGACACGCTCTTTAGAAATGTTTGAAAAAAGCGATCAACGAACGAGCGATATCAGCGAGATTTTAGGAAGCGCTTTTGCCAGGTTTGCGAGGTTAGATGATCCGAGTAAGGCGTTGTTTGAAGCCTTAAAGAGCGATAACATCAAAAAAGGCTTGAAAGAATTCAAGATCGCTGATGAAACCAAGGATATCTTTGATCCTAACAGCAAGGAATTCAAGGACATTGACATTTACGATTTCACGAATTACCTTTTAATGGCCAACAGAGAAGCGAACGAAAACAACCCCATCATCAACCGCTTGATTAAAGCCGTGAAAGGCATGCAAAAAGAGCATGACGGCTTGAAAGTTGCCAAAGAGGGAACGATAGAGGAAGTTAAAAAGCGATCGTTTGAAGTCATAGAGGATAAAGAAGCGTTTTTGAAGGGCTTGAAGGGGATCAAACCCACACCCTTACCCAAAGAGATTGATACCGATAGCTTTTTGAACGCTTTGAACGGGGTTAAGAACAAAGAAAACTTCATCAAACACTTAGAAAGCAAGCCTGACAGCAAGCACCGATTAGCGCTTTTGCACTTAGTGGAACCCACCTTGAAAGAACCCGATATAACGCTCATTTTCAAAGATCAAGGCAAGGAAGTTAAGAAAGAACACATTAAGGCGTTTCAAAGCGATCCTAAAACGATTTATTATTTTTTGGTCACGCAAGATAAAGACAGCAAGCTACTAACAGGATTGAAAGTTAAGCCAATTTATATTAAAGCAGAGATTGACAAGGCGGACATTATCCACTCTTTCATTCCGCAGGGTAGAACGCTTAAAGAATAAGCCGACGGAGTGGGCTACCATTGAAAGGATAGCGCAAAAAACTTTAAAGAGTCAAGGAGGAAGAAATGAATATCCCTAACTTACCTGACAGCGCGTTAGAAATCAGCGAAGTGGTGCAGGTTAAAGAACTCAAAAACGAACTGTTGGAGCAATTGCAAAACGCTTTAAAAGAAAACAGCCATTTCACCGATCAAGTCAGGCTCAGCCTTAAAGGGATTGCAAGGATTTTAGAAACGCTTTTGAGTTTGGAGTTTTTCAAGAACGCCGATGCGATTGATGCCAGCTTAAGAAATTCCGTAGAATGGCTCATGCACGCCAGCGAGGGCTTGAAAAGCAAAATGAAAGAATACGAGGGTTTTTTTAGCGCTTTTAATGCGAGTATACAGAAGAACGAGCAAGAAATCACCGAGATTTTGCACCAAAACACCGAAAAGATCACAAGCCAGATTTTAGCGTTAGAAAACCAAATCAAAAAGAGCGCTCACAAGCTTTCTGCAGACTACCAAGCGTTTTTAGAACAAGAAAAACAGAACGCTAGCGAGCAAATCAACAAGAACAAGCAAGAAAGCCTTGAAACGCTAAAGCAAGAAAAAGAAAGCGCGAATGAGGCGATTGAAAAAAACAGGCAAGAAAGCCTATTAGCGCTAAAGCAAGAAAAAGAAAGCGCGAATGAGGCGATTGAAAAGAACAAGAGCGAAAGCTTAACAAGCATTAACGAAGCTAAAGAAAGCGCGAATGCGGCGATTGAAAAGAACAGGCAAGAAAGCCTATTAGCGCTAAAGCAAGAAAAAGAAAGCGCGAACAAGGAAATCCAAGAAGCCAAACAAACGGCTTTCAACGAACTCAAAAAAGAATTAGAGCCTAAGGTGAGCGGTTTGTTTGTGGGGGCGTACACGATCGAAGAAATGATTAACATCGCAGGCGGGCAAGGCAAGATTAAAGACTTGAGCGATCATGCGTTAGAGAAAAGCAAAAAATACTTAATAGAGGTGTTTTTGTTTTTCTCCAACAGCAACTATTCTAAAAAAGAGGCGCTTTTCCGGTTGCAAACCAGTGAAGGGGTTTTGAAAGAAAGCGTGCAAAAATTCACGCTCAAATACCAAGAAAAAGGGACTTATCACACTAAGCTTTTAGGGGAAAACGCCAGCGGCGTTTTGAGCTTGCATCATGTGGATTTCAACGGGAATATTAACAAGATCACAACGATCATTCAAGAGATCCCTAACCACGCTATCGTTAACAAGGAATTAGAAAATGATCGTTTTAAAGACGCTTCGATATTCCAACAACAATTCCATATCGGGAGGAAAATATGAGCAGCATGGTTTTAGAAAATATCAGCCAGTATGAGGAGTATATCCCTTTGGTTTTTGAAGCCTTGAAGCTTAACGGGGGTTTTCAAGTTTTAGAGGATGGCAAGATGTTTTTGACCGTCTATGAGGATCTTGAAGGCAACAAAAACACGCCCACTAAAGAGCAGTTTTTGAAGAAAATCAAAGAAGTGACGCTTGAAAAGAAAAAGCAAGAACTCAAAGAACAAATAGACGAGCTTTGCAAGGAAAAGATGGCGCAAGGCTTTTTTAGCAGCGTTTTAGGGGAAATGCATGCGTATGGTTTGAGTTTAGAAGATCAGATGGATTTGCAGGGTTTGGTTTTGTTAGGATCAAGCGCGCTTATTGCATGCGCTAAAGCCAAAGAGGGCGGGGTTTTTGAGAAAAAACAAAAAAAGACGCACACTAAAGAACAGATTGAAACGCTCTTGCAAGAGCTTTTAAAGCATAAGCATGCTTTGATCGCTTTTTATGAGGCGCAAAAAGAGCGCTTGGATTTTATCGCTCAATTAGAAGAGGTGGAAGCCTTTGAAATCAAAGAATACCTGATTTGAGGAAGGCGCATGCGCAAAGTGGTGTTTAATGCAAGCGGGATTTTAGAAGCGTTTGATTACCGGGGCGTGAAAATCCATCAGCAAGAGGTGCAAACAAGCGCGCTCTTGCCGATCACGCAAAAAATCGTTTTCAAGTTTAACGATCGCTTTTTTGCGGTGTGTGAAGGCGTGGGGGATTTGGATTTCAAAGATTATCCCAGAAATCTTGATTTTAGCGCGCTTGAAAGCGAAACCATAGAAAACTACCTGTTGAACGCTAAAGAGCCAAAGAGCGTGCAACAAAAGGCTTTATTAGCGGATTTTTTAGCCGTCTATGACAAGAACATAGAAAAACAAGGCTATTATTTGAAACCGAGATTTTTTTGTGAAAGGGAAATGCAATTGATAGAAAGGGTTTTGAAATGATAGAAGTCAGCGAAATCATGATCAAAGTCAGGGAACGGTTGAACGATACCGAAGGGGGGGATTTTGCAATTTTAGACAGCGTGTTAATTGAAAACATCAATCAGGCGCTGGTGAAGCTTTGTTTGGAATTCAAGCTCAATAAAACCATTGCAAGGGGTTTGCTTTGCGAAGAAGAGCGTTTTTTGAGCATCCCTAACCTTTTAGGGATAGAAAGCGTGAAATTAGACAAGCAAGAAATCACAAGCCGCAACACGATAGAAAAAGAAAGCGGCACGTTAGAACTGTTGGTCTTGAGCGACAAATTGAGCGTGACGCCTTTTAAGGAGGGGGAACTTGAAGTGGTGTGTTATATTTATGAAGAAGCGCATAGCGTTTTAGACAGCGTGGGATTGCCAAGAATTGCTTTGGACGCGATCGTGTATAGCGTGTTGTGCAGCTTGTTGGAAATCCCTAACAATGAAATGCATTTGAATCTTTTAGCGCATTACCGGCAACTGTTGCAATCAGCTAAAGACAACCTGACGCAGTATTTGAACTTGATGTATTCTGAAAACATTTGTTTTTCTAAAGTGGTGAGGGTGTGAAAAAAACCTCTTGAGAAAGGAGAGTATCAAGAGGTTTAAGAGTTTTAGAATTCTGACGCTTTAAAGCCCTAAACACCAAACCGCTATTTTAGGCCAAACCGAGAAAAACCTAAAAAGCAACAGAATGATAACACAAGAAAGGAAACAAAAGGGGTATTTTTTCAAAAAAACTAACCCTTAAAATCCTTTTTGTTTTTGAGTATCGTTTTTTTCTAAATTGAACAGAAAGGACAAGCATGGGTATCAAAGAAAAAGAAATCGAATTGGAAACCTTGAAGCGTGAAATCGCGCAAGCGGAGGCGAGCTTGGAGCAGGATTTCATCAAGCACATGGTGGACAAGACGGATGAAAAAATAGAGGATTTGTTTTTTTCCAACAAGCCTGAGTTTTACCGGTTTGTTTTCACGGAGCAAAACCACTATCTGAGAGAAAAACTCACGGACAAGGTGAGCAGAGCGATGGATTTGAGCGATGAAATCCAAAAAGATAAGGATCAAGAAGCCCTAGAAAAAGACAAAGAAGCGTTTTTGAAGGCGCATCCTGAAGCCAACATGGACGAATTGATGGAATTTTACAATGAAGAAATCCCTAACCGCATCAAAACGCAAATAGACAAGTTAGAAGGCGTGGCTTTCTTTGAAGCGGTTTTAGACTATTTTAATGCCTTGAACGCTAAAGAAGAGCCTAAAAGCGAAGAAGAAGCTAAATTGCCTAAAGAAGCGTTAGGCAACGGCGTGAGCGGCGTGGGATACTCTCATAACGACAGCGTGATGACAAGATACTAAGGAGAAAGCATGTTAGAAAAACTCAACCATATCAATTTCAACAACCTTTCTAATAACCCGAATTTAGGGGTAGAAATCGGCAAAGAGATCCAAAACGCGAGCTGGATCAAAAGCCCGTTTTACAGTATTACCGGCACGGGCGCGGATCGCGGGATTAGGATTTTCAATGTAGCCAACCAACAACCTTTTAGGCCGAGGATTAAAGCGCAGTTGAGCGGGAGTGGGGTGAGCGGGAACACGGATTTTGAAGCCAATTACGATCATTTAGAAATTTTGAGTCAGACGATCTATCCGGACGCCTTCGGGAATTCCTTGAGATCCAAAATCAAAGCTTACAGCGAATTAGAGCGTATCGATTTCATCAAAGAAAGCGTGGACAGCCTGACCACATGGATGAATGAAGAAAGGGACAAACGAATTGTTGCAAGCCTGACCAACGATTTCACGAATTATTTGTACACGGAAAAAATGACCGTTGCAACCATCAGGAAAGCGGTATTTTATGCCAGAAACGGTTTGAAAGCAAACAACCACAAAGCCTTCCCGATCAAACCCGTTAGAGCCACAACCCAAAGCGTGGGGAGCGTGATGGTGCAAAATTCCAGCTATCTCATCTTTTTAGACAGTTATCAGGCGAATCAATTGAAAGCCGACAGCGAGTTCAAGGAATTGCAGAAGTTATACGCGTTCGCGGGCGAAGACAAAGCCATGCTTTATAGCGGGCTTTTAGGCGTGATTGACAATTGCCCGGTGGTGGATGCAGGCGTGTGGAACAAGCTCAATGTGGGCATGCCTAATTCCAGCATCAGCGGCAGCGAGTTTAAGCGTTATATCAATAAGGCGAATGTGAATAACATTGTGACGCCTGAAGAACTCAAAGAAAAGATCAAAATCGCTAAAACAACAGAGAAAGAGAAATTGAGTGAAAACAAAGAAATTTCCATCGGTTGCTTGATCGGCGCTTCCGCGGTGTTGTTAGCCGGATCCAAAGAAACGAGGTTTTACATTGATGAAACCGTGGATGCAGGCAGGAAGTCTTTAGTGGGCGTGGATTGCCTTTTAGGGGTTTCTAAAGCCAGGTATCAGAGCGTGGATGGCGTCAGCACGCCTTATGACAATCAGGATTTCGCCGTGATCGGCTTGATTTCTAACATGGAATAAAGAAAGGAAAAAAAATGAAACAAAAAGTCCATAGCGTGAGTTATTTAGCTAAAGCCGCATTTGCATTGAAAAACGGCGTTTATGATTTGGTGGCTTTACCAAGCGGCGCGGAAGTGGTGAAGGTGAGCTTAGAAATTGTGGGCAGTCTGACAGCCGGGAACGTGAGCGTGGGTTTTAAAGACGAAAAGGAAAAAAACTATTTTTTATCGTTAGATAAGATTGAAACCAACAAGAACGCCACGAGCGCCAAAGACTACAGCGCCAAAGATAACAAAGTGGTGGTTGCAGAAGTCAAAAGCGTTGCAGGCAATGAGGCTCAAGGCATCTTAAGGGTGTTATACTTTTTGCCCAGCGTGGTGGAAGTGGAATATTAAGGAGGGGGAATGTTTTTCAAAAACCCTTTGAACGATCCGCATTATTTCAGGGAAAAAAACGAGATTTTAGCCGAGCGCATGCCTAAGCATTTCGGTTTGTTGAACTATTCTAAGGAGAGTTACAGCGATTTTTTGAATCGCTACAACAAGCCTATAGAAACGCCTAAAACCTCTAAATTTTCATCTTTCATGGAAAGTGTAGGCGGTTACGGCGGTTTAGGGGTGTTAGGAGGCATAGCGGGCGGTTTAGGCTCTTTGATCGTGGGAGCCTTGCATTCTAGCGAACAGAACAAAAACGCTAAAGAAGGCATGAGGATGGCTAAAGAGCAGTTTGAGTTAGAAAAACAACGCTACAACGCCAGAGAACAAGAACGGTTAAACAAAGAAGCAGCGCTTGATCGGATCGCTAAAGAAAACGAGGATATCATGACAAGGTTTTGAAAAAAACCTAACCCTTCAATTCAAGCCTTTTTAGGGCTAACATTAGCCCAAAAAAAAGGTTAAAAAATGGACTTCACCACTCTAGAAAACGATTTTTCTACCGATTACCAGCACGCTTTAAAGGCGAACAGTGAATTTTTAGAAGCCAAGAAATACTATAACGGCAACCAATTACCGCCAGACGTTTTGAATATCATCTTAGAGAGAGGGCAAACGCCGATCGTAGAAAACATGTTTAAAGTGATTGTGAACAAGATTTTAGGCTACAAAATTGAAAGCCTTAGCGAAATCCGCTTGAGCCCGAAACAAGAAGAAGATCGAGCCTTAAGCGATTTGTTGAACAGCCTTTTGCAAGTGTTTATTCAGCAAGAAAACTACGACAAAGCCATGATAGAAAGGGACAAGAACCTTTTGATCGGCGGCTTAGGCGTGATCCAATTGTGGGTGCAAGAAGATGAGGAAAAGAATATAGAAATTGGAATTAAAGCCTTGAATCCTGAAAGTTTCATCATTGATCATTTTTCCACTGACAAGAATGCGTTAGACGCAAGGCGTTTCCATAAGATGCTGGAAATCACGGAGCAAGAAGCCTTACTGTTGTTTGGGGATAGCGTGATGGTGGATTACAGTAACCGCCATCATGAAAGAATCGCAAGCGTGATAGAAAGCTGGTACAAAGAATACGATAAAGAAAAGAAAAGCTATGAATGGAACCGGTATTTGTGGAGCCGCAACGCGGGCGTTTATAAAAGCGAGAGAAGGCCCTTTAGTAACGGCGCATGCCCGTTTATCGTGGCTAAGCTCTACATGGATGAATGCAATCACTATTACGGCTTGTTTAGGGATATCAAGCCCATGCAAGATTTCATCAATTACGCTGAAAACCGCATGGGGAACATGATGGGGAGTTTCAAAGCGATGTTTGAAGAGGACGCGGTGGTGGACATAGCGGAATTTGTGGAAACCATGAGTTTGGATAACGCGATCGCTAAAGTCAGACCAAACGCGCTCAAAGAAAACAAGATCCAATTCATGAACAATCAGGCGGATTTGAGCGCTTTAAGCCAAAAAGCCGAGCAAAAACGGCAACTCTTAAGGTTGTTAGCCGGCTTGAACGATGAAAGCTTAGGCATGGCGGTGAACCGGCAGAGCGGGGTCGCGATCGCGCAAAGGCGTGAAAGCGGTTTGATGGGCTTGCAATCGTTTTTAAAGGCCACGGACGATATGGATCGGTTGGTTTTCAGGTTAGCGGTTAGCTTTATTTGCGAGTATTTTAAAAAAGAACAGGTTTTCAAGATCGTGGATAGGAAGTTAGGGGATCGGTATTTCACCATCAATTCTGGCGAAAACAACAAGATCAAACCGCTCAAATTTGATTTGATTTTGAAAACCCAACTCAAAACCGAAAGCAGAGACGAGAAGTGGTATAACTGGAACGAGCTTTTGAAGATTTTAGCGCCCATCAGACCGGATCTCTTGCCAAGCCTTGTGCCATTGATGCTTAATGATATGGATAGTCCGATCACGAACGACGTTTTAGAAGCGATACAAAACGCTGACGCTTTAGCTAAAGAAGCCGCGCGAGAAAAAGCGCCTTATAACGCGCAAATAGAAGCCTTGCAAATCCAAAAACTCCAAGCCGAGATTTTGGAATTGCAAGCCAAAGCGCACAAATACACCGAGCAAGGCGCTTTAAACCAAACCGCGAACGAAAGCGAAAAGATCAACCAAGCGCTGGCGTTTAGCGAGATGCAGCAAAAAAGCGCCAACAGCAGCGAAAAAAACGAGAACCAAAAAACCAAAAAATTGAAAACAAGCGATAAAACCACATGGCGCAAATACAGAAGCGCGCAGAATTTAGACGCTTGAAAGGGGCATGCAAATGGCTAAAGAACAAGCCTTAAGGGAATTAGCTTTAAGGGAATTAGCGAGGCGGGATTTTTTTCAATTCTTGCGTTTGAAGTGGGAACGCTACGAAAACAAGCCGTTTTTGGACAACTGGCACATCAGGTATTTGTGTAAGGTTTTAGAATGCACGCAACCTAACACGAGCGCTCACGGCGAGCTGATACGGCGTTTGATAGTGAACATGCCCCCAAGCTATGGCAAGACTGAAATCATCGCAAGGTGTTTCATCGCATGGAGTTTGGGCAAAGACCGGAGCAAAAAGATCTTCTACATTTCCTACAGTGATGAATTGTGCAGGAAGATCGCTAACCAGGTGAGGGATTTGATGGACAGCTTTTTCTACAAAAGCGTTTTTTTTGATGAGCCTTTAGAATATTTGCAAAACAACGCAAGGGAATTCATTTTGCGCGAAGGGGGAGGCTTGTTTGTGACCACCCTAAAAAGCGCGCTCACAGGCTTTCATGCGAACCAGATACTGATTGATGATCCCATCAAAGTGAGCGGCATGAGCTCTAAAAAAGAAGTGCAAGAAGTGAACGCGAATTTTAAAGAAAGCGTGGTATCGCGCTTGCAAGACACCAGAAGCAATATCACTATCCTTATGCAGCGCTTAGGCAATAACGATTTGTGCGGGTTTTTGCAAAACGAAAGGGAATTTGACCAAGAAACGATACGGAAGTGGAAAATCATCCAGCTCAAAGCCCTAAACACCAACAAAGAATTTTATCAGATTAAGGATTTCACGCACGAAAGAGAAGTGGGAACGCCGTTGTTTGAAGCGAAGCACAACAAGGAGCAGTTAGAAGCTTTGAGGTTGCAAATGGGGAATGATGAATTCAGCGCTCAATACCAGCAAGATCCAGTCGTTAGCAGCGGAGGGTATTTTGATCCGGTGTATTTGAAGAAAGTTTTTTTGCATGAATTGGGCGCCATGAATACCTATATCTTTGTGGATAACGCTTTAAGCTTGAGCCAGAACGCCGATAACAGAGCGATCGTCGTAGTGGGGGTGGAAAACTATCACGAAAGCGTCAGGTATATTGTTTTAGATTGTTTTTTTGGGATATGGAGCGAAGAAGACACGATCAAACACCTTTTAGCGGCGAAAGAAGCGTATAAGGACGCAAAGACCTTTATAGAGAGCGACGGGGGAGGTTTGGTGTTGCACCGTTTGCTTTTAGTGGCCCTAGCAAGGCACAACCAGCAAAACAAAGAAAAAAATAAGGAATTGTTGAACGATGCGATCGTTTGTTACACGCCGAGTCGAAAGATTTCTAAAGTGGATAAGATCAAAGCCATGAGGCCTTTTTATAATACGGGTTTTTTAGTGTTTAGCCATTCTGGCAACAACACCGAACAGATAGAAAAAGAACTTTTCAGTTTCAATCCGGACAAGCCTTTCAAGAAAGACGATTGCATAGACGCTTTAGCGAGCGCGATCACGCATGAGAGCGTGAAAGCGCCTTTGAAACGAGAAGAAAAACCCCATCTAATGAGGCGCTATCATAAACCGACATGGAGGATTTGATCATGAAAAAAAATCGTATCATCAGAAAGCTTGAAAAAATTAAAAAAATTAAAAAAAAGCCTTTTAATTTTTTTAAAAATCCACGGTATAGAGATTTCATCGCTCAAATCAAAAGCAAGCAAGAAAGCGATGAAGAACTCTTAGAAAGATTAGAAACGATCTGTTTGAATGGCAGGTTGTGAAAGGAAGTAACGATGTGGGATGAAAAAATTTTGAAAGTCATGCCGGCGGTTTTGTTTTTGTTTTGTATTTTGCAAACCTTTGAACTGGGATTGACGATTTTAGACTTGTACAAAACCGAAAAGCTGGAAAAAGAAGTGAAGAACAATTTAGAAGCGCTTGAAAGCATTAACGAGACTTTACACGATCTCATCCATGCTCAAGGCATGAAAAAATGAGAAAATGAAAAACAAGATGCAACACGCTGTTGTTTTGAGTTATGAGGTGGCTAGACTCATGCCGTATTTTCTGGTGGGGAGCATCGGTTTGTTTGTGGGGATTTTATACGTGTTGCGATCGATAAGGGGCGAGAAATTTGAAACCCAAACCGAAAAAGCGTTGTATATCATCCAAGGAATAGGATCTAGCATGCTCATCACATGGATTTGTTATGAGATCACTAATTACTTTTTTCAATTGCCCTTAAGCGTGTGTGTAGCGATCAGCGGAGGGGTGGGGTATTTGGGCGCTGAGACCTTAAGTAGTGTCGCTATTAAGAGTTTGGAAAAAAGGTTGTGAAAAAACTTTTTCTTTTAGCGTTAGGGTTTTGCGCGCTCTTTAGCGGTTGCGCTAAACAGATTGTTTATAAAGAAGTGAAAATCCCCATCCGATGCGATATTGAAAGACCGATGCGCCCGAGCGCGCGTTTAGAATCATTGGAATACTTGCGATCGTTGTTGGTTTATGTGGAAACGCTGGAAAACGATTTGAAGTTTTGCACCAAAACTAACCCTTGAATGCAATCTTTGATTTTCGCTTTAATGGTTTTTTAAAAAAAGGAAGCGTATGTATTTGGTTTTGTTGGAAAGGAAAGAAGATTTGAAGCCTTTAGTGAAGAAAGGCAAAGAAGAAAGCGGCATGTTAGGGAATTTGCGCGTGTTTCTTTGCACGCATGATCAAGACATGAGCGATGAGGCGTTGGTAGAACACTACAAGGACAAAGACGCCCTACTGAGTTGCTTTTCTTTAGAAAACAGCGGGGAGGGTACGGACACGCCGAATTTGGACAAGCCCATTATAGCGAGGGAATACCAGTTAGCATGGAGCGATACTTCTTGCACCGTGCCTAAAGAATACCAGAACAAGAAATGCAACAACCAACGCCATGAAGCGTTGCAGCTTGTGGATAAAAACCACAAGGATTTTGCAAAAAGGAAAATCTTAATCCATGTAGGCAACAGCGCGCATGACACTTTAGGGTGCATTTTGTTAGGCATGCAGCATGACGAAGACATGATTTATAAAAGCAGCGAAGCGGTGAAAAGGTTTTTTGATCTGGTCAAAGAAAAAGGCGCGGATCAATTTGTTTTCAAAATCATAGATAAGGTTTGAAATGGATGCAACCCGATTTATCAGGCATTTTATTCTTTTCAAAGAAGCCTTGCAAAAGCAAAATTTCAACAACAAAGACTTGAACACCACGAGCATGCAAGCGGCTTTACAAAGCGAGCAATTAGCTTTAAACGAGCAGGCGCAGGACTTGCAAAGCGAACAGTTAAGGGCTAAAATGCAAGCAGACTTTTTGAACATGCAAGCGAGTTTACAAGCGGTACAAGCGGACACTCTAAACAAGCTCATCCAGTGCCAAGCGATGCTTAAAAGCTTGAAAGACAACGCGATGATCAACCGAGCGAACGCCTTAGTGAGCTTGTTGCAAGTGAGCGCGAACAATACCGTCACGCCGGTGAACTTTGAAGCGGCGTTTAAAATCATCGCGCAGATCGGCGCGGAATACAATCAAGTCACTTTAAACAAGGAGGTTATAACCGTGGAAGAAAAAGAACAGACTGACGAATTCAAAAAGATATTGAACGGTTTGAGCAAGGAATTAGAAAAACTCAATCAGCAAAGCGAGATTAATTCTATTCAGGTGTTTAGCGCCAAATTAGAAGCGTTGAAGAACGAGCCGATCAAGTTGTGGGGGTTTAGCACGCTCTCTAACGCTAAAGAAGGCTTTTTTAATGAAAAGAATGAAGAGATCGCAAGCGGGAGCGTGTGTTTGTTTAGGAGCGGCGAAGTAGGCAAGCACAAGATCAGCTTTAAAGCGATCAAAGACAAGACCACCTTGCAAAAAGATATCACCCTAAGCGTGGTAGAAAACCCGTTGAAGAAAGGATGAAGCCATGGCGTATTTTGAAAGCATCAGCGCCGGGAGAGGCGCTTTAGAGGGTTATAACCAAGCGTTGGATAACCAAAAAAACGCGCATGCAGCCTTGCATGCAAGCATGGGAGTTTTTGCAAACTCGATCGCTAATGCAGGGAGTTTTTTTGACAGCGCTAAAATCAGAGAAGAAGCCTTGAAATATCAAAGAATGCGCGATTTGGCGAACGACAAACAGAAAGCGCAAGCGTTAGAATTGCAAAAACAACAAGCCGAACAAAGCATGGATTTTGCAAAAAGAAATCAAGCCATGAATGAAGCAGCGCACCAACAAAACCTGAGATTAGGGGATTTGAAAAACAAGGCGTTAGAACAAGCCAACAAGCAAGCGAAAGCCGAATTTGCATGGCTTTTGAAAACGCTGCCAAGCGTGAAAGCGCGCTTGTTTGACCCGAATGCAAAGAAGCGAGCGAGCGCGAGCGTTGCGTTAGAACCTAACAAGCCTGAAACGATCGGCAAAGAAGAGTTTGCGCTAAAGTTTGCTAACCCCATGTTTAGAAACTGATGCCTTATGAGGCGCTTTTTAGGGTGGTTAGGGGGATCATGCCTTATGCGGTTATTGTGGTTTTGCTGGTTTTGAACGCCAATCTGAAGACTCAATTAGCGTTAGCGCATGAAAGACTGACAACGAATGAAGCGCGTTTGATCAAGCAAAATGAAGCCATCAAAGCCTTAGAATTAGAAAGCCAACAATACAAAAGCAACAAGCCTTTAGAAATTACTAAAATCCAAGACAAATACCACAAAGTCATCTTAAAAGACACGACATGCGAAGAAAAATTGCACAGCTATGAAGCCTTGATTGACGCTTTCAAAAAAACTAACCCTTGAAAAGGTTTTTTTTGTTTGTTAAGATTGTTTCACTAATAAGCAACAGAGGCGTAAAAAAATGAAACTCTACAACAAGATCCAAGAATTCATTAGCGAAAGCCAAACGCTCCAACAAAAAAATCATGAAGTGCTGGAATTAGCGAGGAACGAACTCAACGAGCTCATCAATGCCAAAGCCAAAGAAAATTTAGAAAGCTTGAAAAACGAAATCACGCCCTATTTAGAGGGCAAAAACATTCCTTTGTTGGTCAAAGAAAGCGTGAAAGAATTAGTCCATCAAGAAACCTTAATGCAAGAACTCAAAAACGCGCTTTTGAGTCAGTTTGACAAAGCCCTAACGCAAGACTTGAAGCAAGAACTCAAAAGCGAACTCAAAAGCGAACTCAAAAGCGAACTCTTAGCGCTTTTGCAAACAGAAGAACTCCAAAGCGAACTCTTACAGGCTCAAAACCAAATCGTCAAAGAAAGCGTCAAAGCGGTGCAAGGCGCTTTAGAAAATAAGGTTTTAGGGATTTTAGAAAACAACTTGAACGGTATCATAGAGAGCGTGGTGAAAAATTTAGATTTCAGCTTTTTAAGCGCGCAACCGCAAGCGTTTTTTAGCGTGGTGAACGAAAACTTGAAAGAAATGTTTTCACAAGAACTCAAAAGCGAGTTTTTGCAAAATTTTATTAAAAAAACGGTGGACAACGCTTTTTTGAACGCCGAAAAACTCCAAGCCTTAAAACAAGCGCAAGCGCAAGCGTTAATTTGCTTGCAGGTCATTTTAGAAACCAACAAACAGAAGTTATTAGAGGACGCTTTGATGCTTGAAGCCGAGAGTTTGAACCACAAGCTCAAAATAGAAAACGAGATCGCCTACCAATTGAAGCGCAAAGAACTCATTAGCGAAGGCAAACTGGAAGATGAAGCCCTAAAGAGCCGCATTTTCAAAGTGGTGTGAATCTTGAGGATGAAAGGATACAGCATGGATGAAAGAACTCAAAGTGAAATTTTTGAAGAACAATTGAAGCTGGCGCTTAAGCCTCAATCAAAAAGCGAGAGCGTGAGAGATGAAACTTTAGCTAACCACCCTCTAGCTAATGAAGCGTTAGCGAGCGAGATCCCAAAAGAAAAAGAAACCAACGAGCCGTCTTATTTTTCTACCGGTATCGCTTATTTGGACAATAAGATCAAAAACCGCACGATCACGGCGTTTGATTATTACATGGCTAAAAAGTATTTAGGCATGGATTTGAACGAAAATTTGAACGCGCGCTTGCATATCAAAAGCGAAAATAAGACGAGATTAGCGAGCATTAATAAAGCGACGCAGGATATTTTTGATGATATCAAGGCGTTGGATTTAGGCGATGATTTGATCCAAAAAGCGCAAAAGCACAGCGGCTTTTTCAACCAACTCAAGCTATGGCTCAACTACCAAACCAAAGGCTTGAAAGGCGTCGATTTTGATTTGGCTAAAACGGATAACGCCAGGATGAGCTACGCTAACAGAGTCGCAAAGACCATGGCGCAAGGCGGGCAAGTGACACAGAAATTAAGAGATGAGGCTAAACAAATGACTGCATGGGGCGCTAGGGACAAGGAAGAAAACACCGCCAGAGCGAGTCAAACGCAAGAAGTTTTACTCAATTCTTTAGAAAAGAACATGCAAAATTTAGAGAGTTTGGGCGGGAATATTTCGCCTTTGATGCTAATGAAGCTCAAAGAACACAAAGACAAGATCCATTATATTAATGAGAGGGGCGGGAAAATCGATCTTAACAAATACAAAAGCTTAAGCGTTAAAGGCTTGTGATGGAAGAAAAACCTCATAATTCTCATAACCCTTATCCGCAAGATCTCAAAAGACGGGTGAGGGAAGCGTATGAAGACACTTTAGACACGCAAGAAAAGATCGCCGCTCAGTTTGGGATCAGCCGACAAACGCTTAATGGTTGGGCCAAACAAGGCGAATGGATCGGCCGAAAAGTTTTCAATGAAATCAGAGCGATGCATGAAACGCTGGGCATGAGCATCAAGGAACTGGCGAGAAAATACAAAATCAGCGAAAAATCTTTGGCATATGTGAAAGCGCGCCAAGGCTGGAAGAAGCGAAGAATCACGCAAGAAATAGAAGAGAAAGAAGCGAAAGAAATATTAGGGGACAAATTGACTGAAAAAAACATGGATTTGTTTTTGGACACGAAAAAAGAAGAAGTCAAAGAAGTGTTGAAACAAAGTTTGGATCATTTGGATTTGGATCCGGTGGTTTTAGAAGCGATCACTGAAACCACGAGCGGCGAATTGTTGTTGAAAGCGATGAACACGGCTTATATCAAAAAACAGATCCTCTTTTGCGCGGTAGTGGCTAGAGGCGAACTTATCAAAATGATCAAGCGCGCGAGCTTGACTCATAACCCGAAAGACAGCGCCAATATCATTGTAGCGGCCGAAAAAGTTTCTAAACTCTTCATTGATGCAGGCGTGAGCTTGTTTGGCAAAGAACAGATCCAAGTTATAGAAAACCATCAAAACACTAATTTAGCGCAGATGAACATGAGCGATTTGTTAGCGTTAGCTAATAGCAGTGGAGAGGATAGCGCGCATCCTAACGATCCAACAAGCGATAGCGCATCCCAACTTTAG